TGTTAATCCAGCTTTCGCCAATCAGCAACCGATCCAGCTCAAGCAATTCGGCAACGGCTTGCACAGATGCCGGAGCGCCATTTGCGTTGCTGGTGCCAGTGTTTCCAGTGCTGGACGGGGCCAGGGCCGCTGTGATCTTGGGGTGAACCCGAATTTTAGACCAAGCCAAACGACCCAGTATGCCATAGTTAAACGGCATCAACATGCCGTCACGCGCCGCCATGATGGCAGAATAGGGATCAGAGTTTGTATAATCCGACCACTGAGAAGTGCCGCTAAGGGTAGTGCGGTTAGCTGCAGGATAAGTGTTTGCATTGAAATACAAATCAGCTACTCGCTTTTCTCGATCCAAAGCAACCAGCTCGGTAGTCCCTTCGACTGCGCGACCTACAACGTTGTAGCCCTCAGGGGCGTTGTCAATGTCGTCTTGCGGCACTACGTCGTCAAGCCCATAATCCTTGACAAACCCAGCAACTTCAGTCGCGCCAAACTGAACTTCATTAGGCACACCTTTGCGACCGACTAAGGTCGAAGGTACGGTAAACATTTCATCGCGGTTGTACTTCAACCACTTAAACTCCCGAGAGCCAACCGGGATTCGCGGTGAAACTTCATCAGCAATGTAAGCGCGGTTGGTGTAAGCAAGAGCAATTGCTGTAAGCTCTTGCTGAATCGGAAAAGGAAAGTTCTGATAAGCCATTGAATTAGTGCATCAGGGGGAAAGAATTAACCTTGGAAAGAACCGGGGGAAAGAAGTACCGGGCCTTTGTCGCCTACAACAGCGCTAACTAATGCAATGCCGCAGGTTCGCACATTTGAGCCGGCAGACGCAGTGGCGGCGATAGCTCGACCTGTTGAATCGCTCATTAACAAGCCGCCACGGGTAACAGTTCCGCCATACTCGACAGTGGCAATGTCGGTCAATACAGCATCAATTCGTTCACCTTCTGCACATCCCACGTCATCGGAAACGCAGAAAATAGAATCACCGGCAGCAGCGCCTTGAATCAAAGTGTGATCATCAGCGCCAAACTTCAAAAAGCGATTGGGGCTAATGGCGGCACCAGCCACAAAGGCCTTAACTAGTCCTTGGTTACGCATGGCAACAGCCTCAGGATTGAATGAGTTCGCGCCGGGCCTGAGCCACGGCATCGGTAGCGGAAAGCGTCCGGCCATCAGCCTTGGCTTTGGCCACCAGATCCTTAGCCTTGTTGGCCATTTCGATGGCGGTAGGCTCAATTTTTTCGGGCGTTTTTGCCTCGCTTAACGCCTCAGGGGCTGGAGCGTATGACACCGAAGGCGCAGCGTCTACTATCCGAACAGCAGCGCGATTGGCCAGGCTGGATTTTTCGGCGGCTAAAACAGCGTCGGCCGCTTCGAGTCCGCTGGTTCTACCATCAGCGGCCAGGCGGTCAATCAGCGCTTCATGGCCAGGTAGTGACCGGGCGCGAACATCGGCGATCCGCTGGCGTTCGGCGGCAGCACCTTCGGCTCGCAATGATGCGACGACCTCGGGGTTAGCCGCCAGCCATTCGGCAGTGGTCTGGGGCGTGGGTTGATTTTCATCCATAGCAAAACGGGCGGGGGGCTGGGTGGATGGGGCAGAGCGCCCACCAGTGGAGGCGCCAGGGGTTGCAGTGAGTTGAGCTATCAGCATGTCCAGGCTACTGATTTGGTCCGCGAGGCCCGCATCAATTGCCTGTTGACCGATGAACATTCGCCCATCAGCCATGTCATCGAGAACACGCTCAACCGATACCCCACGGTTGGCAGCAACATCAGTGACAAACAGCGAGTACAAATAGTCTACTTGATCCTGGATTACTTTTTGGCCGGTTTCGGTCAGCGGGCCATACTGCGATGCCGCCCGCTTGAACTTGCCGGCCACGATCTCGGTGGTCTTGACCCCCATCGCCTGCTCTCGCTGGCTCACGTCCACATGGGTCGCAACCACACCGATTGAGCCAACCTGAGCGGTTCCAGAGTCCAATACCGTCAGGTCAGTGGCAGAGCCTATCCAGACTCCAGCGCTGGCCATTAGGCTCTGAACCATGGTGGCGATCGGCTTCACACCACGCACCGCCCGCACCGCCGCCGCAGCCGTCTGAGTGCCAGCCACGGTGCCGCCTGGGGTGTCCGCCAGCAGGATGATGGCCTTGACGGTGGGGTCTGCCGCTGCGGTCTGAACATCACGAACAAACAGCTCGGTGCTGGTGCCACCTGACATGTTGGTCATCAGGTTCATCCGTTGGGCCAGTACGCCATGCAACGGGATCAATGCCGCGCCGTTCCGCACCTCATAGCCCTGTTGCTGCTCAGTACCCAGTGGCCGGCCGATCCTGGCCTCTACTGCCGCAATGTCCAGTTCTTCTCCACGGCAGCGGGCCGCGTAGATCCCCTGGATTTCTTCCAGGCGGTTGGGCAGGATCGCCCAGGGTGCATTTAGGACATCAAGAACTGTCATGGGCCCAATCTAATCGGTAGTGCTGTTTGGGTCAGGTGGTGGCACCGCAACCGCAACGGCAGGCATATGCAGACCATCACGCACCCTGGCCGCCATCTCCCTGGCGCTTTGCCGGTGCTTGGTTTCCCAGTCGCCGCCGTCATAGGCCACAACTTCTTCAGCTCGGGTGGTGATGCCCTCCTCCATGCGCTTGGCTGCCGCCATGGCCTCTTTCAACGGATCGAGAGCCCCAGGGCCATCGCCGCACCAGCTGGTCTGGCTCCATGCATACCTGATGAAAGGGTCAGCAAAAAAGCCTGGCGCCTGGATGATCCCCAGTGCCACGGCATCGGCCAACCACTCTTCATAAACGGGCTGGCATAGCCGCTGGGCCAACCAGACGCGCTTGATTTGCCAAGTCCGCCAGGCATCCATCAATGCAGCACGGCTGGCGGAATAGGAGGCGTTGAAGGCCTTGGCCAGCACCTCCTTAGGAATCCCCAGGCCCATGGAGCAGATGTTTAGCATCGCCCCAAAAAATGGATCGAAGTTTGGATTTGGACGGCCAGGAGTTGGGCTGACAATGCTTTCGCCTGGCATCAGGTTCACGGCCCGGCCGCTTTCGATCGTGCCGTCCCAATTAGCCGCGGCCAACATCCTTTTTCGTTCTTCATCGCTAAAAATAGTCGAGTCTGAAAACGCCTCTGGGTCCATTTGCATAAACAGCGCCAGCGCTGCGCTGTTCACTGCCGCGTCCACTTCGGCGTCGGTGTACCTGGTTATCTGTTTGATTGTGGCAATGATCGGGGCCAGGATCGGCAGCCCACGGGTTTGGCCGGGGCGCTTCATTTCCTTCAGGTGCAGGACATTGCGACGGCCAGAGCTGCCCCGGTACGGGATCCGCTCCCATGTGTTGGCGGTTCGAGGGATCAGCCGGCCTGGGTGGTAGCGAGAAACCTGAATCGCCACTGGCTCGCCGTCGGCATCACGCTCTACGCCATCAATCAGCGTGCCGGTATTCATCCGTCCATCTGGATTGCTGACCCGATCAGCCTCAACAATCTGCATCGTCAGCCGAAACGGCCAATCCTCGCGGCCCTTATCGCCAAGCAGTACAAACACATCACCACTGGAATCGTGCGAACGCAACGCCAGCTGCTGCTGCTCATAGAAACACAGCTCGCCATGGCGATCGGCATACTGCGATTTTGCCCACATTCCGAACCGCCGCTCAGTCATACTCTGCCATTCGCTGGCCTGTTCATCCGACAAACCCAGCTCCTTGGCATCGATTCGGCTTTGCAGGCTGAGGCCGGTTCCAACAATGTGCGAAACCCTTGTCTCGATCGCCCCAGTCGCTACCGGTGCGGTCCTCTCCAGATCCCTGGAGAATGCGCGCAGATCAGCCAGTTCATACTCGGCCTCACCGTCTGCATCCAGTAGCTGTGGACGCCAGTTGGCAAACCGTGGCGACCGGGCCATTCTACTGGTGCCGGTCATGCCGCCAAACGCCATCATCCCGCCATGGCCCAAACGGTCAAGGTCGGCGGGCAGGCCCTGGGTCAGCAAGGGCTTTTTGTTGCGACGCTTTGCCATCAGAAGTTAGGCCTAGGGGTGAATCCCCGGCCACGGCCATTAGCCCGGCTGCTCAGCTCCTGCACTCTGCGATCCCATATCTGAATCCCTGCCTGAATTTCTGCCAAATCCGCACGCTTGAGCATTCGATCTCCCATCTTTTTTTCCTGACCACCCAATACCTTGACCTCGGCATCGAGGTAATCATCGAGCCGCGCAGTGGCGATAGCGAGCGTAATTCCTGCCATGCCTAGCATCATACTCACCCAAAGCGCCCGCCAGTGCCAAACCTATTAGCCCCTCCCCCTCCCCCTCCCGTCCCCGGCGCCTGGGTGCCCAGGCTGCGGGCGAGCTGGGCCCACATGGTGCCTGGGGTGTAGCGGCGGGACACCAGCTGCAGCACCGCATAGGCGTAGCGAGTGCAGTCGCCCCCCTCATCTCGCGCCCCGGTTGGTGCCTCCCAGTGATAGCTGATCTGGCTCCTGCTCCGCCGCGGCATCCGCCTCCAAGGGAACAGCTCCGCCAAGAATTGATCAGTTGTGCACAGGCCAAAATGCAGGTAGCCAGGGCCCACGGTCTCAACTCCCAACCGATACTGCAATGACTTGACGCTTTCGTCATAGCCCACAAAAAACAGGTTGACCCCGTTTTTTACGATCGGCTTGTTTTTGCGGTTGATACTTACCGGCACGCCCCTGCCTAACAGTGGTTTGCCCTTTTGCGGAGCCCCTCGAACTGGCACCCAAGTGTCCTTACGGGTTGAGCAAAACTCGCGGACCGCTTGGCAACTGGTTGCATCGCCACCTTCATCAATGCCGCCTCGCGCCAACTTGAGCACGGTCCCATCTTCTCGAATCCATTTGGTTTCGGCGATCCGGTCCAATTGCGCGAGGGTATTTTTGTCCTGGGGGTCGCCATCGATGTCCCAATGGCCCAGGTGCCAGCCCTCCTCCCCAACGCCCCAGCCCCAGACGGTGGCCACCAGCCGCTCGTTTGCCGTGCCGCCACCGCCCTGGGTGTCCACTCCAGCGGTGATCAACAGCACGCCATTAGGCACGCCGGTCAGGGTGAAGTCTTCGCCAAGAATCGAATAGCCATTGCCCAGATCAACAGACTGCCGGCGCTTGGCCAGGTTGTCGGCCGAGACCTTGCCGGCCTGCGAGTCCTCCCAACCTTCGCCGAGCACCGTATTTTTGAAGGTCTGCATCGGCTCTGGGTCGCCCTTGCGCAACGATTCCAAGGCCTCGTCGTATTCACGAACCAGAATTGCCCAGTCCGCCGCAGGTGAATAGCTGTAGGCCGCCCACACATGAAACCCAATAAGGCCAGGAACCTGGGCAACAGCGGTCGGGCGATCCTCGCAGCGCTCAACCATCCAGCGTTTTTTGCTGTGCGGGATCGGCTTTTTGCAATTTTCGCATTCGTAATGGGCAATAAATTCGCCCTTTTTTATCATTTGATCCCATCGCAAAATTTGATAGTGATTGCAAAATGGGCAAGGGACAAAGAACTTTCGCTGATCTGATTTCTTGTATAATTCCTCTGTTCGCCCATCCTTGAATATCGGTGTGCTGCCTACGCCTATTTTGCGGTCCCAGTAGTAATCAGCACGGTTGCGGCCTAGCTTGTAAACGTCTCCTTCGTCAATTCTGCGATAAGCGTCAAACTCATCAAAGAGAACAATCTTTCTAGACTTGCGCCGAAAGGCCCGCCCACTGGCAGCATTTACTATATCTATTAAACCGCCATTGCTAAGCTGCTTCAGTAGGATCGTATTACTGCTGGTGTTGCGTGCTTTGGATTCAGTTATCAGCCCCTGCAGCGCTGGCGTATCCTCAAATAATGGCTTGATTTCTTCCTTGCTATACCCTTCAGCGTCTTCCTTTACTGGCTGCACAATCATGATCGGGCATGGATCATGGTGCGAGTAATACTGAACAACAACGCCCAGCATCTTTGTCCAGCCGACGCGAGCCGACTTCAGGCAAACCACCGTTTCAACATTGGGGTTAGTGAACGCATCCAGGATCGGCCGCTGATACGGCAGCGTCCGCCACTGGCCCTTCTCTGCTGCGTTGCCGGTCATCACCGCGCCGCCATCGACTGTGGCCGGTTGGTCCGCATATTCCGATAGCCGGAGCTTCGGAGGTGGCTTGAAGCCGCCCAGGATGCGCCGCGTCAGGTCCTGCACCGCTGGCAGTGTCAAGGCTCAAACTCTGGGTAGAGCTCCATTACGTCGCCCGCAGCGAGACCACTCAAGGCCTCGCGTATCAGGTCCATCAGCACCGCCACCTCGTCAGGTGTCAGGTGCGGGATCCTTTGTTTTGCCTTGCTCGGCACCCCCAACAAAACGGTGCGGGTGATATTGACCGCTGCGTCCCAGGCCTGCCCCACCTCCTCGCGGGGGAGCAGTGTGTTCGCCTTGGCCTTGCGGTCCATTTCCAGGATATTGGCCTTCTCGAATTCGGATCGAGCCCGACTGTCGTTGTAGCTGGGGATTTCTTCAGGCTCTGGGAAATCGTCGGCGAGGTCAGTGACCGGGGTACGGGATGGCCTGGGCCTTGCTGGCTGCTGAGCCCGCTTGGCCGTGGGCTGCTTGGCCTCGGATTGAAACGGTGCCACCCTGGCCAGGTACTCATCCAGCAAGATGTCAGCATCGAGCAGCAGGGGCTTGGCCCTGAGGATGCAGGGGCTGCCCAGGAGGGCGCCCTCTCGGCACAGCTTGTCCAGATTTTGGCGACTGCACTTTCTTACCGGCCCCACCGCCGTCTCGATCATTTCCGCCCCTTGGCGGCTGCGAATTGGTGTTGGCATTGCAACCAGTTTACTTAGGGTTGCGTTTTGGGTTGCGTTTTGGGTTGCGTCTTTGCTGCAACCCTGGCCAGGACTGGGGTTTAGGCCAGGCCCTGGCAAGACGCAACCTTATTGCGAAGCGTTATCAACAGATAAATCGCGGCTTCGTGGTTCC